GTATTGTATGTTTTGATACAAAAATTTATAACTACAAAGAGTTTACTAAAGACAGTGAAGACGAGTTGCTGTCTTATCAATGTAAAGGTGGCGGTGGTACCGACTTTGACGCTTTTTGGAATTTTTGGAAAGACCAGCATATTGAGCCCAAACTTGCTGTGGTGTTCACAGATGGGTTTCCGTATGGCACTTGGGGACCTGAAAACTACTGTGATACTCTTTGGGTAATCACAGAAGGATACAAAACTCGTGTTAAACCACCTTTTGGCAGATGGGCGTATTATGAACACAGCAAGGGTGTTGAAGAAGTTGGAGAAGTGTAAGTAAGATAGTCCTTGTATAACTCATCCAATGTTTTGTCACTACGACATCCTTTGGATGAGTTTTCTTTTTTGTGTATCAACTTTAGGTTAGTCCAATGACAAATGATATATAAGGGCACGTCTTTCATAAACCCGTCATTAATACTGTATACGTGATCTAATACCCATTCTTTTGATCTTTTGTTTAACGGGTCAATGACGTTTTTATGCTCGTTATAAACAATATTAGTTAGATGTCTCGCAGCAGCGGTATATTGTTTTCTAGATCTACCATTTACATTTGTTGAGAATCTATTTTTGATGATTTTTGCACTTGTATTAGCAGTATGGTCTCTTCCTTCTTTAGTTTTTTTCCAATGTTCAACTCCATACCTTGCCATGCAAGTATCTTTACTCTTTCTAATCTGATCTTCCATGCGATTTGGATCAGAAAGATAGTTCTTTCTACCTATTTTATTTGCTTCTGAGATTCCTGTGCAAACTCTTGAACAATAGGTTCTAAACCCTGTGGTGAATTCTAAAAATCCAACACTAGAGGACCCACATTTTAAACAAGTTGGTGCAGCATTGTAGCAATAGCGATATAAACGCTCTGCTAAACTTTTCCCATGAAAATTTTCCATGATTTGCTTATAGAAATGTTTGTGTCGATGTTTTAAGATGATATGATATCCGTTTGGATTTTCATTGAATAAACTGATCACCTCATCGGGTGATAGGGTGTAAATATCCATAAGCTGATGTCCTTACTTGACGTTAGAGCAGTCGGATGTTACCAGCATCGTGGACTGTACGCTTATTTATCTAGTGTGTTACATTGACATCAACATGAATCTGATACTAAATTCAATTAACATTAAACTAATTAGAGGATTCTATGCGGGTTAATCTAGCAAGAACTAATAAGAATCTGCAGGGTTTGTTCTTTGAGCAAACCCTGCGGGATTTTGCTGACGAATTTGGATTTACCAGCTACAAAGCAGCAGGCGAATACGTCCGAAATGGCAAGCAAGGTCTGCAATCCTATGTTGATTATCTTAAATCCATAGGATATGCTGCTGAACTTTATTTCCTGCCTCCCAACAAGGAGCTTTTCCAGGATGTAGGTGATAATTGGATCCCTGTGAGCAGAACAAGTCCGAGCTTTGGATTTACCATTCCTGATAACGATCCGTTGTTGGTTGAATTTAAGTTAAAAAATTCATAAAATAACAAATATTGAATTTCCCGTGCAATCCGGCAATAATTACTGATTGTATAGGAGATAATCTATGTCTACCCACAGCGACTTTAATAGACAACTGGGTGAGTTAGCTGTGCAACTGTCGGGAATGGTTGCAGAAAGACTTGCACATTGGTCAAAAGATATGAGTCCAACCGAGCGACGTCGAATATTGGACATGATTGAAGGCCAGTTGCCCAACATCATTGCCAACAGCATAGCTAAAACCCCAAGCCTGCACAACGCAGCAGGTGTTGATTATTTTCAACAGAATCTTGAAAATTATGCCGACGCATATGCTAAAAAGTTTCTTGGCAAAGACTAACTGTCAATGACAGAGAAGCCAGATTTACGTGATGTAAAATTACGTTTTCCAAGAAAAAAAACAGCAACTAGTACAAAACTAGATGTAGAAACTTGGATAGTCATGCTTGAACAACTGTTAAGCTGTAACTATGATAACTATACAATATCTATTATAACTGACCATTACTATCAATACACTGATGTGGAAATTAGGTTTGCAACTATAAGTGATGCAGTCCTGTTCCGAATGCAGCAACACTAGGAAACCGACATGTCTAAAGAATGGTGGGAAAATGAATCAATGCCCATTGATGATGATGAGGGCTTGCAATCCAACGCTAAACGAGATTTTCGTATATACAAATACTATCTTCGAGTACCAGACGAGTTTCATAGTAAGATCTTTTCTGATGATGAAAAACGTTGTTTACGTCCAATTGCAGAAACTTTAGCTATGCTAGATGGCAATGCATTCTTTAGCAGTGATTTAATAACCGGTCAAGAATGGTATGAGCAATATCTCCCAGAGGCTGCTGCAATATTTTATGGAAATGGTGGCTCAACTGGTTGGCTTAGAGAAGTAAGTTGGCTTAAACATTTGCATAATACCCTACAAACGACTTGCAACACAGCAGAGAATGACGGAACAAACTCGGTTGACGACTAACTATAGCTATGCATTTTACGCATACCTCATGCACTAGCAATGCGCTTGTGTAATAGCATTATTTGTAGTAAATATTGTGCAGCGCAATATTATTGCAAAGGAAAGTACCGTGAAAAAGATTATCAATAATTTATACACTATTGTTGACGTAATTATTACAAAGTTAAAGCGTTCTGCATCGCAAGACGATGTAATGGCATATTTCGAAGCTGAATACAAGCATGATGCTAAATCGGCTTACCAGTATTGGATCAGCACAAATAACATGTATTATACTCGCTGACAGATGTTGGCATGACCCAAGCTCCTTAATTGAGGCATTATTTTTAAGCATGCTTTGTATCTTATGATATTGTATTGTTAAATATTACTAAGGAGATATTTATGTTGTCTAACTCTACGTCGTTGATAGATACAATATCAGAACGATTTGCCAGTGTTCCATTTATGAAGCATTGGTATGCGATGTGTTTGCGTGAACTTATTTTATCAAACAATTATACAAGTTTGTGTGAACTAGGTACCTATCATGGGAAAGGTAGCACGTATCTAGCTGCTATTTTACACGAGCAAGGATACGGAACATTAACCACGTTTGATCGACCCGACAACCCGCCTTCGCCACCGTGTGTTAGTGAAATGCTAGAAGAGTTTAATTTACAAAGTTATGTTAATACAGTAACGTCGCCAGAAGGATATATCTGGGATTTGTCTAAAATTATACAAGAAGGTAATACAAAATATGATTTTTGTTATTTTGATGCAGGACACACATTTAATGTAACCGGTCTTGGATTTGTTTTGATAGACTTGTTATTGTTGCCCGGCGGAATAATTGTGTTTGACGATATTAATTTTTTACCTAAGGATTGCGTTAGTTACACCAGTCGAGAATATCTTAATTTAACTGAACAAGAACTTGCAACCGCATCTGTACAAATGGTATGCGACGTAATTGTATCGAGGTTTGGCTACCAAAAATTACATAGCCCTGTGGAGAATTGGGCTGTATATCGTAAGTTATAAAAATTAATATATAGGTTTTATTGATCTTGATTATTACAAATTAATTAAACCAAAAAGAAACCCTGCATAACGCAGGGTTTCTTTTTGACCTTATCATTGTGACAGCGTAAGCTTGTATTATAAGGAGAATAAAATGACTGTTGATTTGAATAGATACAAAGATTTTGTGCAAGGTGTTACAAGTGGTGCCAGCGAAGATTTACAAGTTCTCATCACCCGGCTGCAAGCGTTGCAGAACAGCGAACCACAGTTGAACGTAAGTCTGCTGTTGACTGCATCCATTGGCATGGCCAGCGAAGGCGGCGAATTTTCAGAACTGGTTAAAAAAATGATTTTCCAGGGCAAGCCGTGGAACGAAGATGTTCGACATCACATGTTCCGGGAACTTGGCGACATCATCTTCTATTGGATAGAAGCCTGCCGTGCCATTGGTGTTGACCCCAACGAGGTGATCCAAGAGAATGTACGCAAACTGGAAGCTCGCTACCCAGGAGGAAAGTTTGATGCACACTACTCAGAGAACCGCAAGGCAGGTGATCTATGACAGAAAAACCAACACCAATCCCGCTGTCAAGGCGAGTGATGCCCAGCATCATCCTTGACGACATCAAAGGAGTCTCGCCCATGACAGCCCCTTCTGATACTATATCCAATACAAAAAACAACATGATCACCGAACGGCAAGGCGAAGGCCAAATTGACATTGACGTTGATCCGGAAACAGGCCGCCGCATCATTAGGGTAGATTTGGGAGACATGCCGGTTGAGCGAACACTGGAAATCATCAATCAACTCAAAACAGCTCTCAACGGATAAACAAGGAGAATTTATGAAAATATCTAATATTGTATTAGCAACTGCGTTGTTGCTGATGTCGACTGCTGCATCGGCACAACAAATTAACGGGGCAGGTGCAACTTTTCCAGCCCCACTTTACGCCAAGTGGGGTGAAGCTACCAAAACAGCTATCAACATAGAGCTCAACTACCAAGCTATTGGCAGCGGCGGCGGACAAAATCAAATCTTCAACCGCACAGTAGACTTTGGTGCAAGTGATGCACCGGTGTCAGCTGACAAGTTGGTAGAAAATCATCTCAGTCAAGTGCCTACCGTTATGGGTGCGGTGGTTGTGATTGTCAACATACCCGGAGTGGAAACCAACCAAGTGAGGCTCACGGGTGCAGTGTTGGCTGACATCTACAGCGGCAAGATTCGCAATTGGAATAACCCAGCCATCCAGGTTCTAAATCCCGATAAAGTTCTGCCTATGCTGGCCATTGCGCCTGTGTATCGTGCCGATGGAAGTGGCACCACTTACGTGTGGACCAGCTATCTCAGCAAGGTAAGCCCTGACTGGGCCAAGACCGTGGGAGCCAGCACCAGCGTAAAATGGCCCACCGGTAACGGTGCCAAGGGCAACGATGGCGTTAGTGCCACAGTCAAGCAGGTTCGCGGCGGCATTGGATATGTGGAAAGTGTCTACGCCAGCAGCAACCATCTCATTACAACTCAGTTGCAAAATGCAGACCACAAGTGGGTGTCCCCTACCGCAGCAAGTTTCCAGGCTGCTGCACAGAATGCCGACTGGGCTCACGCCAAGAACTGGTCAGTGGACATTATCAACCAGCCTGGCTCAGCAAGCTGGCCCATTGTGAGCGCCACATACCTGCTGCTGCCCCGGGATGCACAGAACCCTGCTCAGTCTAAATTGGTTGCTAACTGGATCGCCTGGGTTTATGCACATGGCAGCAAGCTGGCTCTGGACATGGACTACGTGCCTCTACCTGAGTCTGTGCAGAGACAAGTGTTATCCGAAATCAATGGTTGACTACAAGCTGTGACGTGTTATTTTGTGTCAGTGAAGGAGTTTTGAAAATATGACTTACCTTCCCGGATCTGCGGTGTGTCACTTGAGGTGCCTCCCAAGACCCATTCATATTTATAACACTTGACAGTCTTTTGATACCATGCTAATATGATAACATAGTGAAAAAGAGGGTTATATAATGTGGAATACACCTACCTGTTCAATCTTTGATATCGATGGTACACTGGCAGAGATTTCGCACCGCCGCCATTTTGTAGCTAGCAAGCCTAAGAATTGGATGGCGTTTCGTAGAGGAATGCCTAACGATCTTCCCAACCACGACATTATCTGGCTGCTTAAGACAATGCATGCAGCTGGTTGCACTATTCTAATCGCAAGCGGCCGCGGCGAGGAAGATCGTGTGGTTACTGAAACTTGGCTACGAGATGTAGCCGGTGTAGGTGACTTATATGAACGACTTTACATGCGACCCGAACAAGACTATCGTCAAGATAACGTAATTAAAAGCGAAATCCTTGATCAAATGCATGCAGACGGTTATGCGCCTACTATTGTTGTAGATGACCGTCAACAGGTTGTAGACATGTTTAGAAGCAGAGGACTTAGGGTTCTCCAGGTTGCTCCCGGAAATTTCTAGATATCTAGCGGAGGTAATTTAGCGTAAATTGAAATTACCTCCGCTTTTTCTCCAACTAATGATCTATACTTTAGATTAACATCGTTTAAAAATTAAAGTTTTTGCGGTGCACACTATCTACGTTGTTACATCCGTGGAGACAACAAAATATTGTTGACAACTTGTTAGTTTATGCTAATATACAACTATGAAAACTGTAGGAGCTATCTAAATGGATGCTGAAATAGCCAAGCTTGATTGTACAACATCGGGCTTTGACGAACAATACGGAAACGCTCTTAATTATATCCATTATGAAATTGACACTGCTGTTTTAAAAAACGAGCTAGTTAAGTATGCCAACCTAATTGGCATGGCAGATATTGCAGAACTGATTACACCCGGGCATATTGGTGTTGAAGGTAAGATTGCATACTGCCTTAATCGAGGCGCAAGACTTAAAGAGTCTAGTGTTGAGAGAATACCAAAAATGTTAACAGAATATAAAAACAAACTGTCTAAGGAGATTGATTTTTCTTGGGAATCAATTGCATTGTCATCGCATGGTAAATCTGTGCTGGCATATGTTGACTGCTATAGTCATATCGATAATGCTAAAACTAGAGTATTACTTGGTAAAATGCCTGCACGCGATCTAGCTGCTACAGTTCGAAAAATAGTTTCCGACAAAGCACATGGTAAAACTATTGTAGCACGACAGCTACTTGAACATTATCGAGATGCCTTAGTCGAAGCTAAAACAGATACTTCCATTACCGATTGGGTGAAACCGTTAACTACAGTGGTCGATACGCTTGGACTATTGGTAAACAATCGAGCTAGTGTTAAAGCTGGTGCTAAAGGAGCTAAAGCACGTCGGCTTGCTAATACACTTGAGCAAAGTGATCGTAAGGGTGAAAAAGCTGCTGCAAAAGTCACTTACAAAGACGAAGACATTGACTTAGGTATCAGCAGTATTGACCCAACTAATCTAGTTGGTGCAGAAGCTGCTGTAATTTACAATACCAAAACGCGTCACTGTGAAGTGTATTTTGCCGAAACAGGTAAACGACTAAGTGTGCATGGTTCTAGAATAACTAACTACGACGAAAAAAAATCAACAGGCAAAACCCTTCGAAATCCTGAAACAGATTTGCCTCATTGGAATCGAGCTACCACAGTTCGCCGCTTAGAAGTATTGCTAAGTCAGGTAAACGGCAAAAACTGGGACCTTGCTGGAAAGTTTAATCGAAATACAATGGTACTGAAAGTTTTGTAATCAACAGTGAATATTTATGCATTATGTAAAGATGCACGTTCATTTGACGATATATTGTTGGAACCTGGTACTACATTGAAATCTTTGCCAAACTACAATCAGGATTGAACAATACCAACAAGAACCTTGCTGCCTACAGGATTAGCATCATGTTGATCAAATTCTAATACACCGTTAATATTGCGTACAAGTATAAGCTTTTTGTTTGGTTGTAACATTAATTGTTCTGTTGTGCGAGTTTCAATGTCTGGTATTGGAGTTCGCAAGGTGGTAATTTGAGGATTGCTTACCCATTGTTTAGCTAACAATGGCATTAATTCTGTAGGTTCTTTAGCAATATCAAGTATATAGCGCGCAATTTTAAGTCTAGCAACAGAACTTATTCTACGCATTTGCAGTATTTTATTAGTACTGTATGGTTGATATCCTGCGCTAGGTATCCACACACCGTGATTTGTTCTTGCTATTGCTGTATCATGTATTTCTCGTATGACTTGGCGACGATTATCACCAGTTTTACCCTCTATAAGCACTAATTTTTTAGCATCGAAAACCATTACACAGCCGCCGATACCTTGTTTCCTACATACCGCAACGGCACGATCTACAGTTGGCTGGGCAAGCGCATCTCGTATTATATGTCCATCTTTGCTAGTATTTTTGGTTAATCCATTTACAACAGGGCTGAGACTTGAACTAATTATGCTAACACCATTAGAGTTCATACCTTCTGACCACCGGGTGTCTTCATCCATAAGCGTGACTCGTTGAAATTTGTTTTCCTGATCACGTAATAGCTCTGTGTGAGTGGCAGCCGGCCTATCTCGGTTTTTTACACCTATCCAACCTATGTTTGGAAATTTTTTAGCAATTATAGTACACATGTTCTTGTATTTAGTCTTTGCGCGTAAGCCTGCAACAGCTCGGTGCGCAGTAGTTCACTTACAGTAGTATTATTAAAAAATGCTTGACAATTGTGCACTATATGTTACTATATGATGCTATAAAACATAAGAGATAACCGATGAATTACCCGAAACTGATTCGCTTCAAGGAAAAACACGAATATCGCAACTTTGTGGTTGACTCCCAAGACGATTACCACGCGATTTTAGTGCAGGTGTCACGTGAGAGACTGTTAGAAGGCTACTGGTATAGCGACGAGCCCAATGGGCACCCAGATATGTTCCGCCCTAACGCTCATCTATCAGATGCCGAAACCATCAAACAGTTGCTGATGAAGCTAGACAACCCCAGTCTGCGCAAGGGCACCAAAAGTGACGAATGGTACAGATCACAAGTTGCTCGGTGGATGAGAGATCGTCGAGACTACGAATATGAAGGTTTTGATATTGAGAATGTAGAATCAGTTGTGAAAAAGGTTGACGTCGACTGTTAGTGTGTTACACTTACCAAGTAACAAGGAGTTGTGCCGTGAAGTATGAATTTCCACATATCACTCATTTGGACGAAGTTCGAGCTGCTATTGCTGGTTCGCCGGAGTTCATCGTGGCTCAGCGTGATTGGGGCTATGTGGTCAATTACTTGGTCATGACTCCAGATGCTTTTCCGCCCGTACATACAACTGGCGGCAGCGCCCGGATGCGCGAAACTGCAACCCGCAACAAGGCACTGCGTCGTGAATGCCGTGGCTTGTGCTTTGATCTTGAGGGACGGCTGATCTCTCGCCCGTTTCATAAGTTTTTCAATGTCAACCAGATCGACGAGACGCAGGCGCACCGCATCGACTTGACTCAGCCGCATGTTATATTGGAAAAAATGGATGGATCCATGATTCGTCCCTTGCCAATTGGCGATGCATATCGCTTGTCCACCAAGATGGG